TTTCATATTGCCATTATCTTTATTACTATAATTTTTTTTCTTATTGCTATCAGTTAATGACATATGCCTATTCCTCTTTTTCGTTATTGTCTTCAGCAAACTGTTCGCATCTAATTAATAATCTTTTGATACGAGATTCTGCTTCGTTTAATTGTCTCTTCAAATCATCAATCTGTTTTGTTAATGCAGACTTGTCAGATTTGTACTCAGATATTATCTCAAGAAGCTGATGTCTTTTTTGATATTTCATTGAGTAGTGCAGTAATCTGATCTAGTTTATCAGATTGTTCTGCAACTTTATTTTCTAAATTTTGTAATCTTTTCCAACCACTTTCATTATTAGTATTACCAAGAATAACTTTTGATTGTCCAGATACTCCATATTGTTTCTTTGTTAAGTCGTATGTAGCCATTGTTTATCCTATTAGTTGTGAAAGGGTTTTAATAAGGGGGATATAAATACCCCCCTTAAAATTATACAGTATTATACTGCTGTATCGTGTTGAGTTGATGTGTTATTATCAGTTTCATTAATACCTGATACATCACACATTATAGCCCAAACTCTGATTTTACCAGCACTTGAAGCTGCACTTAATACAAGAACGTCAAGAGTATCTGCTGATGCTGCTACGTGTCTTGCTGTAGCTGTTAGGGTTGAATACCCTGTAGCATTAGTATCTCCATCTGCATAAATGTCAACGTCTCCACCTGTGATACCTAAATCTAAAGTAACTGAACTTGAAAGTGCAGTAAGCACTTCAATTCCAGCTTCCATAATTACAGTTTCTGCAGGTATATCCATAACTCTAAGAACATCATTTTGTGCTGCTCCTGAGTCACCGTTAATTGCTGATACATCAATTGTATTTTCTACTAAGTAAGGTGTTCTACCATTAGACGGGTGTCCAGTAGTTCCACCTACTCCGCTTACGTCATAAGTTGCCATATCTATCTATCTCCCTCTAATTAACCTATTGTTATAACACCTGAGTATACTGCTTCAGTTCTTAGAATTTTTCTTCCAAAAACGTGCAGACCTCTAACGATGTCTGAAAATGAATCAGGGTCTCTGATAAGTTCTGTTTTCGCAATATGGTTTGCAGTCGCTACTCCTGACTGGTGTCCATAAAGGAAAGCATATTCATTAGAACCTGCTGATCCAAAAGTTTTATTTGCCGCTGATCCGCTTGATACAGCTATTGCATTAGTAGAATACATTCTAAAACCAAATAAAGGTCTGTCTGTAATCATACCATTTCTCATAGCTGAAGCTGAACCATCGTTCATTACAGATTGATCCATAATTTTCGCACCAGCTTTTCTAATTTGTTGATAGAATTGTGGTGGAGCTACGAACCATCTGTTTTCTTCTGGTACATCACTCGCATCAAGAACTGTTTTAGCTGCTGACATAACATCTACCAAAGTATCTGCTGCTGCATCACCATCAATTGGTGAGCCGTCAGTTCCTGTATTAGCAGCTGATGTAGACGCACCGTCATAAATCGCTTTTAATACATTGTAGTCATAGTTCCTTTTGAGTGCATAAGCACCTGAAGAAGTTGCAAGAGCTTCAAAGTTTACATGTGATTGTCTTTCTTCGATGTCATCTACTTTAAACGCAAAATACGAACCTTGGTCGACAGTCAATTGAATTTGATCGTCTGCAAGTGTTTCTGTGTTTACTGTTTGACCTCTAGCGTAGTCATTCACTGTAATTGAAGGCTCTTTGATTATGTTTACTGTGTCGCCAAAATTTTCAATTTCTCCAGCGTAATCAGTGTTAGTAATATCTTCTACAACTGATGCACGTCTGAAAAACTTTTGAACCTTCTGACTATAAATCGCTGGAGCCCAATTACCTGAAGGTAAATTTTGGTAGCCAGCTGCTTTTCCCATTGTTGCCATAATGATTGCCTATTGTTTATAGTTGTTATTATTAAGGTTGGACTCTACCTTCTCTAATAGCTTCATCAATTTCGGCTTCAAACTTAGCAAACGTTCTTGGGTTCATCTTAGCAATCTCAGAGTTAGTCCAGATTTTCTTTGTAGGAATTTCTGTCTCTGTTGCTTTAGTAGTTTTTGTTATAGCTTTAGCTGCTTCTTTCTTAACAGCTTTTTCCTGTTTCTTATTTAATGTACTAGTACCTCTATCCATCTTATAAAGATCAATAGCTCTTCCAGCTAATTGTGCATTAGATGTATTTTCATACAACCAACTTTGAATAACTGGATCTTGTTTACTAGCCCATTCGTGAAAGTCATCTTTTTGACGAATCTCACTAAAGTCAGGATGCATTTTTAACAATTCTACTTCAGCTTTTTCTTTGCTTATTTGTTCTTGTTGAGCTTGCAGATTTTGGTATTTCTCCTCAATCTCCTTTGCTCTAGTATCAGCTTTTGTCATAGCTATGGTTTCAACCATATCATAAACATCAGGATACTCTTTTCTCCAAGCCTCAAGTTCATCCTTGGACTTAGGTGGAACAAACTCTTTAGTAGATGTTTCCAATTGCGTTCTTAAAGTTCTAACCTCATCTTTGTGCTTTGATAAAGTAGAATCATAGTGTTTTTTCAAATCGTCATAACGTTTCTTAAAAACACGATCTTCTGCATTTTCAGGGCGTTCAGTTGAAGGAGTGGCTTCGGCATCAGAGCTTGCAATTTCTTTAGATGTTTCAGTGTCCTCTTGAACGGTTGCTGTTTCTGCTTTCTCTTGATGATATTTACTTAATTCACCTTTTGCAAATGCTTCAACTTCTGCATCATCAGCGTCTTCTCGTTGCTTTTGATATATAGCTTTGCCTTCTGGCTTTTTAAATAATTTTTCATCTTTTTTAACTTCAGGAGTTTTAACTTCTTCCGTTAATTTTTTGTCTTCTTTTTCCATTATTTTTCCTCTTAGGTTGAGTGCCTTATGGATAAGGGTAGCTCACTTCCATAATTTGTGGGCTGAATTTATACTAGACCTTGATCTATTGCATCTGTATTAGTAGTGTCTGGCTCTTGAGCCATCATACCATTTGATGCTTGCATATTTTCAGGTGGCACATTTGTATTATCTGATTGTGACTCAGACAATTCTGTAACGAATCCTTGTACGGATTCTTGCTCGCTAGAACTTGGATATTTTCTAACAGCGAAATTCTTTACTACTGATACTGGTAATACAACATTTTCTTCTTTACTTGTAAATTGATCTATTACTGAACTAGCTTCAGGTGAAATTTTTTTTAATATGTTTGCTAAACTTGGAGATAGTACCATATCTAATTGTATTTTTTCTTCCTCAGATAAACTATTTAATTTTTCTGTAATAGCAGGATCTTTAGGTTCTGGTTTTTGTACCATAGCTGCTGGTGCTTTTTTTTCTTTTGGTTGAGCTGGTTGTTTCATTGCTGACATATCAGGTGCATCTGGTGTTTTAACACTACTATTCATTAAACCTGTTGTTGTTACTTTACCATCTGGTCCTATTGCCATTATGCTCTTCTCCAATGTGTTAAATTGTATTTACTAATTTGTTTATCACTTAGAAAGTTACCTAATGCCCAACATACGGGTTCACCTATACCTGCATATATTCTACCTAGTAAATCAAATTTACCTTCGTTTAATCTCCATGCAATATCATTTGCTCTGTGCTGTGCAATATGTTTCCATATTTTTCTATATCTAGGATATTTTTGTATATGCCTTACAGTTGGTTCTGCCCAAAGTAAATAACCTTTAACGTGTGTTTTAGATAATGTTTTAAATGTAAATTTTGTATCTCTTATCCAATCTTTAGTAGATAATTCTTTTGTTCTATGTAATTCTGTGCAAATAACTCTTCCACCACCTGCCCCACCTTTATCATTACCACCAGAACCAGGTTGATTCATTCTAGCTTGTTCTCTTCTTGATGATGTTGTTTTTTCTTTTGCTTTATCGTAGTCACTTTTTTGTTTTTGAAAGTCTTTAGTAGTATTATTAAACTTATCTAATTTTTCTTTAGACCACTTATCTTTATTTTTATTAGCTGTTGCAAGTCTAGTATTAATTCTTTTTTCAGCACTTCCAGATAAATCACCAGACATAGATACAGCATTCTTTCCAGCAAATACATTTTTAGCAGGATTACCAGCTATTCTTCCACCTTGTTCTGGAGGAAGTGAATTAAAATAACTTCTATTAAATTTATCTGATGCACTATCTTTGGGTAACATACCTGCTACTAGTTTAGCACCACCAATAATTGGATTAGTTACAAAACCTAATACATTACTAGCCACTTGAATTGCTTTATTATTTTTAACAGAATCTATTACATTTCCTATAGTATCTGTAGCTTTTGATGTTACTTTTTGTAGACCTGTAAGTTTTTTTGTATATGGACTTTGTGCAAATTCTTTTTCTTTCATTGCCATTGTAGGACTTTTGTATGTGGCATCAGTAGTTTTAGATGGTAACCTTGCACCACCCGCTGCACCTGAGACTAAGAATGGACTTGATGCTTTATCACCTTGTAAACTTGCACTACCTGCTGCACCTGAAGCTAAATAACCTCTTGGGTCATCAGTTTTACCAGTATTGATAGTATCACCAGCTTGTCTAACTGTAGCTTCTTTTACTGTAGCTTCTTTAACTGTTGGCATATTGGCGTACTCTTGCCCTCTGTCATTTCCGCTACTTTGATATACATTAGTTGGTTTAAATACTTCTGTAGTTTGTTTTTTAATAGTTTCTTCTGCAGCTTTTTTTGCTGTTTCAGCAACATCTTGAGTATCACTAGTTTTAAGATCAGGTAAATTTAATTTATTTATTTGTTCAAATCCTAC